TGCAAAATGGATTGGCGAAGCAGAACCTGAACGCGGATGAGCTCATCAAGTTTGCGAGTTTGGATTTGAGACCATTGACGAACAAAGAAGTTGGGAAAATTGTTGATATAATTAATTCTGAGAAAAGAAGTGATTTGATATGGATACGAAAGAAATAATGCGTGATCTATTGTTTATCGAAGGTGTATTGTCTGATATAGAGACAATCGAACTTCCCTGGCCTGATTTTGAGCAAGCATCTATTGGAGTTGATTGGGATGCAGCGATTGGGAGCATGCGCCGCATCCAGATCCAACCTCTCAGTGATGAGTTCTCGAAAATCTTGGTGGGACTAAAGAAAAGAATTCAAGACCAAAAGGATAAGATCCTTGCGCTTGATTACACATATCCAGAGATTTGATAAACCAAAAGTAGAAAACAAGACGCCTCAGCAATGAGGCTTTTTTGTTGTGGATCTGGGGATGGACGAGTAAAATATATCTCAGTATAGGCCCGCATGTGGCATGTAGTGAATCTCCAAAATTTACAATACGGGTTCAACTCCCGTCGGGTCCATACCTTTTGCAACCATGCTTGATTTTTACAGCAAAGCCTTGTATAACATAGGTGGAGATTCACTACAAACCGTATTGTAAAGTAATTGACAATAAGCGCCCCTGCTCACTGTCAGCCACCGCCTCAGTTTCCCCGCTGGGGCGATGTGCTTTAATAACTTGTATTTGGATTCAAAGTATGGTAAACTGATTATTGAAATTGAATATTGAGTAAAGACTAAACATAGCTCACGAGGAATAAGCACCCGGAGCTGTAGACCAAAAAGCGGTCTGCAGTTTCGGGTTTCTTGATTCTGGGCAAAAAAACACGCGACACCAGCGGAAACAGGTGGAAAGGTAAAGATGAACGAGCAAGAAGCAGAAAAAAACGAGCAAAGCGGAACAGCGGAAAATTCTGGTGACGCTACCAGCGCAAAAGGCAAAGTATTTTCTCAGGACGAACTTGACAGGTTATTTGCAGAAAGAGCGAAGCAGGCAGAAAGCGCACTGCTGAAAAAGCTCGGCTTTGAGACACCGGCAGACGCGGAAACCTTACTCAAAAAGGCACGCGAACGCGAGGACGCAGAGAAGAGCGAATTGCAGAAAGCGCGTGAGCTTGCGGATACTCGAGCAAAGCAGATCGAGGATTTGCTTGCTGGACAGAAGAAAATGGCAACTCAAAGCGTGATTCTGGCAACAGCCAATAAGCTTGGGATTGTTGATCCTGATGCCGCCTATCGGCTGATCGACCACGACGCGATTGAGTATGATCCGAGCGGAAAGCCTTTGAACGTCGAATCGCTGTTAGCGTCGATGTTGAAGGAACGCCCTTATCTGACTGGCTCAGGCTCCAGTGCAATGAATCTCCAACGTGTTCGAAAGTTCAGCAGAGAAGAGATTGAAGGAATGACTCCTGCTGAAATCAATAAAAATTGGGACGCGATCAAGGACTCACTTGAAAGCGGACGGTAACCGAAAGGGAAAGGTAAACTATGGCTTTGAATAATTTTATTCCGCAGATTTGGGCAGCTCGACTGCTCCAAAACCTCAACGAGGCGCATGTCTATGCAAACCTCGCCAACAACGACTACGAAGGTGAAATCAAGAATGTTGGTGACACCGTCAAGATCAACGCCGTTGGTCGTGTGACCATTGGCTCTTACACTAAAAACACTAATATGAGCTCGGCGGAAACTCTGACCGACGCTCAGACCACGCTCACTGTTGATAAAGCTGATTATTTCAACTTCCAGATCGACGACGTCGACCGTGCTCAGCAACGTCCGAAAGTGATGGATGAAGCTATGCGCGAAGCTGCCTATGGGCTCTCTCGTGCGGTGGATACCGAGCTTGCCAAGATGCACACTTTGACTCCTGCTGACAATAAGATCGGTGCTGATGGCAGCTCTGCCAAACTCGGTCTGGTGCTGACTGCTGGCTCCGCTCTGTATGACTACCTCGTGGATTTGAAGGTGATCCTCGACCAGAACAACTGCCCCGATGACGGACGTCGGTGGGTGGTTGTGCCTGCCTGGGCTCATGGTGCTTTGCTCAAAGATTCTCGCTTCATCAACGCGACCGAAACTGGCAATCAGATTCGCACCAACGGTCTGATCGGCAAGGCGGCCGGGCTCAACGTCTACATGAGCAACAACGTGACCGACGATGGTCAGTCTGTGAAGACTTACCGCATTATCGCCGGGCACCCGATGACTGTGAGTTTCGCCGGTCAGATTAACTCTGTTGAGGCTTATCGACCAGAGCTCCGCTTCGCCGATGCAGTCAAGGGCTTGCATGTTTGGGGCTATAAGGTTGTTCGTCCTGCTTTGCTGGCGACCCTCTATGCCAAGAATGCAGCCAGCTAAGGCGGTGAAACATGGCTAATGCAACAGCAATTACTCTGAACAAGCTGACGCTTGACACCGCGAAATCCGACTGCGCTGAGAGCGTACTCGACACCGAAACTACCGCCGTGACCTTGAAGTTCACGCCGAGCGGTGACACCCACAACGTGCTTTTGAAGTTTCAGAACACCGCAGGTGCCGCTGACAACATGACTGTCGTGATCAACAAAGGTACTAACGCGCCCGCGTTCCTGCGTACTCTCGGCGATCTCACTCTGACAATCGCACAGAACGGAATCCACTACGTTGTAGTCGACTCCGCTCGCTTCATGCAGACTGATGGCTCGATCTCGGTGACCAGTACACCGGCGTCCACAAAAACCCAAACGCTGAAAATCACAGCTTGGGAATTGCCAAAATAAGTTAATTTCGGGGTAGGCAGGTTGTCTCCTTGATCCTGCTTACCCTGAATCTATAAGGGAGCGAATAAATGGCAAGAGCAACGATGGCAGGACTGATCACGCTGGTGAGGGGGCTGATCAACGACCCCGCTGGGGCTTCACAGCAGTTCCCAGATGATGAAATCCAGGAACAACTGGATCTGACACGTGAGTATGTTCTACTGAGTGAGCTGACGCCATACGCACAGCCAGACGGCATCACACAACTGAAGTGGCAATCCCCTTACAAATATTGGGAGAGCGATGTCGTGCTAACGGATCCTGCTGGCACTGCACTTATCCCCACCAGCTCAGATTACAAGAGCGGCTATTTCGTCTTTGGAGCAACGCAGAGCGCGGTATACGCGACCGGCTTCAGCTATGACATTTATGCCGCAAGCGCGGAGTTACTGACTTTGTGGGCAGGCAGAATTGAGCAGGATATTACCAAGTTCAGTGCGGATGGTTCGAGCTATGAATTTGAGGGGATCGCACAAGGAAAGTTGAAGCTGGCGTCTGAATACAAGGCAAAATCGACTCGTTTTGGCGCGATCCGGACGGCAAGGATGGTAAGAGATGACTTCACTATTGAGTGACGAAAATCTGGTTAAATTGCGCGCTACACAGGAATCCAATCTGCCTGAGACGGCGTATGTGCAGCGCGTTACGGTAACGAATGGCGCGGATGGGATCAGTGAAGCCTGGACAACCGCGGCAACGGTGAACGCGCGCCTGGGTGAGCCGAAGGGTGAACTGGAGAGGCAGATTGCATCGACGATTGTGGTTGGCAAGGTAAATGTGATCACATTGCCAGTTGGGACGAATGTACTGGATACGGACCAGATCCAGATCTCGGGTGTGAATTACCGCGTGCACTGGTCGAATAAGAATAAGTCGCACGCTACGGCGCTGCGAGTGATGGTTACGGAGGTATAAGATGAATTTTGATCAAGTTGTAAATGGTATTCCGCTCATCCTGGTGGTTATGGGATTAGTGGAATTACTCAAGACTTTCGGTGTGCAAGGCAATGCTCTTACTGTTGGGAGCTTCGCGATTGGCCTGATTTTGGGCATTCTGTATCAGATCAGTCTGGGAATGCCGGTTGGATTTGGCGGCTGGTTTGGATCGATAGTATTTGGATTGGCTTTGGGGCTGGTAGCGTGCAAGATCTACGACGCAATCCGGAACGCGGCAAATCCGGGTATAGGATAATCGATGGATGTAGTGCCATTCACAGCCTGGGAACAGGCAGCCCTGATTGGGCTGTTTATCGTGTTTGTTAGTGTGCTACTGGCGTGGTTTAACCGGCAATCGGATAAATGGCAGAAGTTCATGTTTGACATTGATGACAAATGGCGCACCTTCAACCAGCAACAGCGCGAGGAAAACAATTGCGCAATGGCAGACGTAAATCGATCGCTTACAGATTTGACGCAGGTTACGCAGGCTTTGGTGAGTGAAGTGAAGGAAATGCGCTCTGACACGTCGGTTTTTTTCAGAGATTTTGCGGATCACGATGAGCAGGCGAAAGAAATTCTGAACGAAGTCAAGAACGGCAAGACAACGACACGGACGCGCAAGCCAAAGGCGGAGCAGGCAGAATGAACATCACAGTCAAGACGACCATCACGGACAACCGCATTCCAGGGATTATGGCGACATTTCCGGGAGCGGTGAGCGCGGTGGTGAAGAAGACGGCGATGGATGTCGAAGCGGAGGCAAAGACGCTGTGCCCCGTGGATACTGGAGCGTTGAGGCGCAGTATTCTGGCGGAAGTTGAACAATTCTCTGCCACGATCGCGCCGCATACTGAGTACGATGCTTATGTGGAATTCGGAACGTACAAGATGGCGGCGCAACCTTACATGCGACCGGCAGCAGATAAAGTGGAGCCGCAATTCGTGGCGGCGATCGACGAGATTGTAAAGGCGATGGGATGAGCGCAGCGAGCTGGATCTATGACACGTTGAAGAATGATGCCACGCTGGCTGCGTTGATCAGCACGCGGATCTACCGCGATGAAGCGCCGGAAGAGACGACATTCCCGTATGTGGTGATTCAGCAGGTGGATGTAATGCCAGTTTACAACGCGTTCAAGGATCGGTTGATGGACGGGGAGCGCTGGCAGGTGAAGGCGGTCAATAAGGCGCAAAGCTGGACGACCGTGGATTTGATCGCCAGCCGGGTGATCAGCTTGCTGCACAAGCACGCTGGAACTGGCGTGGTGAGCAGTGTGTTGGAATTCAAGATGCCGATGTCTGAGAAGGACACGAGCGGAACATATAAATCGATGATTTTAGATTTTCGAGTGCATACTCAGTAAAGGAATAAAAAATGACGTTACCAGCAACAGTATTTCAGGGCATTCAAGTGGGCGTGGAATCTACCGCCGGAACCCCCGTAGCGGCAAACAAGAAATTGCTTTCCGTTAGCATGGTGCCATCGCCCCAGGTTGAGACAAAGCCCTTCAGAGCGATGGGGAATAAGTACGCGAGTTTTGCCTCGCTGAACAAGGAATGGTCGAGCGTGAACATTCAAGGAGCGCCGACTTACAACGAGATTGTGTACCTGCTGGCGAGCTTGATGCATTATGCCGCTCCGGTTCAGCAAGGCGCGACCGCGGCTTACAAATGGACGTTCGTGTCGAACACCAGCGCTGCTGACTTAGGCAAAACCCTGACGATTGAACAGGGTGATGCTAACAGCGCATGGAGAGTGGCTGGGGTGCGCGTGAGTGGGCTGACATTCAACTTCTCGAGGAACGAGATCACCGTCAGTGGCAACGCAGTTGGTGAACAATTCGAGACTGGCATTGTGCTAACCGCCAGTCCGACCGCACTTTCGCCTGTGCCGATCATGCCGACGCAGGTGAAGTTTTACATGGCAGACACGCAAGCAGGATTGGCAGGAGCCACCGCTCTTACCAACTCTTTCGCAATGGAATATTCGCTGACAGACAAGTTTGGCTTGGCATGGCCAATGGGTCAGGATCCTGTGGCGGTGGAAGGTGAACCGAACGCAAGCGGAAAGATCACAATTGCGACTGATACTGCTGGTTTGGCGCTGATCACGACTTTGCGGAATGCGGCAACGAAGTGGTTCAGGATTGAGGCGACAGGCGCGCAGATCGCAAGCCCGTACAACCACAAGTTTACGATCGACTTCCCGGCGCAGGTGGAGAGCGTTGGAGATCCGAGTAACACGGACAACGTGTATACGGTCCAATATGGATTGTTGCCGATTCACGATGCGACCTGGGGTAAGTCGGTGAATATTGAGGTCATTACTAATCTGAGCGCACTGTAGGAGTGATATGCGAATAAGCGATTTGGTCAAAGAAACAAAGAAGCTGGCGGTGGTTTATAAGACTTCCGCCAATGAGTTTACGGTGAATCTGGAATATCGGACGCAAGCGGTAACACTCGGATTTTTCAGCGATCTATCGGAGCAAACTGGAATTGGAAAGGTTGTTTACCAGGTGGTGAAGATCATTGAGAAATGGGATCTGACCGACGATGAGGATAAGGTAATCCCGATTACAGAGGAAGAAATCAAGGCTCACGATATACCTATTTACCTGCTCAATTCGCTATTGGATGCAATTGCACAAGACAGGATTGCGCTATCGGACGACTCAAAAAACGGATAGCGGCGTGGCTCTGCGCGCCGGAAGTCTATCCACCGCCAGATCTGGCAGAGTATGAGATTTACGAATTGTTTTGGATAGCGAAAGAGGTTGGGGTTCCAGTTTGGGAACTGGCAAGGCAACCTGTACAGATTTTGGAAGGTTACAAGGCGATGTTGTGGATAAACAACAGAGTACGGGCAGAGATTACGAGGAAGGTAAGTAATGGCGAGACTTACTGAGATTGTGGTAGCCATTGAAGCCGAAGGTGTCAACGATGTACTGAACGCGCTGAAGCAGGTGGATGGTGCTCAGGCGAAGGTGGCTGACGGAGCGAAAAAATCGGGAGACGCGCAGAAATCGGGGAATGATACTGCGAAGATGAGTTGGGCGACGCTGGCCACGGGCGTTAATCAGGTTATGGGTGTCATTAATACTGCGATTCAGGGTGGAAAAGCAGTATATGACTTCACCAAAGAAGGGGCACAGCTGGAATACGCAGCTGGGAAGTTTGAACGGCTGGCAGAAGCGGCGGGGACGACTTCGGACGTATTGATGACAGACCTAAGGGCGGCAACGAGGGGTATGGTCTCGGACGCTGATTTAGTGGCTGGGGCTGGCGATTTCATGGCTTTAGGGCTGGCGAAGTCGCATGATGAGGTGGTGCGACTGACTTCTGTTGCCGGCGCGCTGGGGATGAACATGAACCAGCTGGTTCTGACCTTGACGAACCAGACAACCATGCGCTTTGACCAACTGGGTGTGAGCGTGGACGGGTTCGATGAGAAGGTAAAGAAGCTCGAAGAATCTGGCATGAGCGCTTCGGATGCGTTCACGGAGGCATTTCTGCAGCAGGCGGAGGAGCAGATCCGGAAGGTTGGTTCGATGGCGGATACTTCAGCTGGCTCACTTAAAACAATGGAGTCCGCATTTAAGAATCTGTCTGATGCGATAAAAAGTAACTTCGCGGACAGCCTGGATAAGATCGCTCCAGCTTTGGCCAATGTCGCGGATGGCATGACGCAAAATGAGGTCAACACTTCGCGGCTAAAAACCATCATGCCAGAACTTAATTCAGCATTGGCCGCAGGTGTTATTACTGCAGACCAATATAAATCTGCGCTGAAAGACATGGGCATACATTCCAATGCAGGTGCGGTTTCCGCTGTGGGGTTGGAAAAAACAGTGACCATGCTTGCGGAGTCTTATGCTCTGGCTGGCGGTACCGTTGATACCACCGCCGAGAGTCTAATCGCTCAATCAATCGCGGCGGGGTTAGCTGAGAATAGAGTAGTAGATCTCACTGAAGCAGAAATAGAGGCCGCAGAAGCAGCCTTAGCCGCAGCGGAAGCTCAAGCGCAGATGAAGGCGGAGCTCGCGAACATTACATCGGTCTCTGGCAATTACAAGGGGATCGTTGACCTTGGATATAAGTACAGCGACATGCTGGCCGAGCAGGAGCAACTAACGATCGAGCGGCAAAAACTGATCTCGCAAGGTTACAGCAAGCAGAGCAAGGAAGTCAAGGACATTGACGACAAACTCGCCGGGCTTGACGACACGATGGCCAACCTCGCCAACCGTGTTACGCTGGATATGTTCGAAGCCACCATTGCCGTGGGGGGCGTTACGGAGGCTGAGCTCTCCGCTTACATGCAGATGGCGATTGACATGGGACTCATGTCCGAAGCGGGCGCGGCGGCAGCGATGGACGCTTATAGCAATGCGATTGAGACCATCAACAGTTATGAGATTGACGAAAAGACCGGCAACGTGGTGATCGACGCCGCGGACGCTTACGCGACACTTGTGATGATCCAGCAGATGCAGATCGCCGATAAAAACGCCAATATCAACATTTTCACGCATTATTACGGCACAACCGGGAATTACGATCCTTATGAGGATTATCAGGGTCCTAATAACGCCATTGGCGGACCGGTGTACCCAGGGCAAAACTACACCTGGCAGGAGCCGGGGCGCGAGGGCGAGCTGCTGCTGCCAGAGCAATACGGACGGGTATTGAGCAATCATGAGGTAGCGATGGTGTTGCGGGAAGCAATTGGCGGGGGAGGCAATACCAGCAACCAACACCAGACCGTGAATAACTACTACAACAACTATTCCCTAACCATGCCGACATCGAACAGTACATCGGACGTGAAGCGGGCTTTTGCGATTATGGAGGCATTGAATAAATAATGGCAGCACCAACACTTACAAAACACGAGTTTTGGCTTATCGCACCTTCGTACAAGGTGAACTACATCTACAACCCCAGCTTCGACGTGCCAAAAGGCAGCGGGGCAACGGGCATTGAGGCTTATCGCGCATGGAGTACCAACCCGGGCGCGGCAACCATCACTCATGCGTCTGGCGACTATGTCCTGAACGCGGATGGAACATTTACCAGGCGGGCGGTGGCAAGGCGCGGAGCGTGCTGCGCGAGGCTGAACTGTGATCCGGGAAATGCCACCTCTAAAATCTACTATGGGAGTGTGACCGGCTTCAAGCTAAACGTCACGAATGACAAGTATTACACCTTCTCGGCGGACGTGAAGGGCACAGAGGGAAAACCGCACGCTATTATTGTCAATTTAAACGCATCCCCTTACACGACAATGGCGAGGAAGGATTTCACCGCTACCGGGCGTTGGGAGCGGCAATCGCTGACGTTCAAAGCTACATCCACCTGTGAAGTGCAAGCGGGGGTGGTGCGTTATTCAGGCGGTGTTGCTGTTGGGGGGAATCAGTTTGTCTACACCGACGGTTGGCAGTTCGAAGAAGGCGCGGCAACTACGTTTATCTCTGGCGATGAAGAAGGCTTCCGAACTGGTTACTCGGAATATCGTTGGATGACCGAAACAGGGACGTGGAAGATCCCAAAACGCTGCCCGTCAGCACGCTATGGCTGGACGTGGAAGGGCGGGCAACTGCTGAAACTTTCGAGCTACTGTCACATTTTGAACGTGGTTGGATTGGGATCTGGCGAATATAACCAGCTCACCACTCCGCTTACGACAGGCGGGGAGTTCTATCAAGGGCATATGCGCAAGAGCCGGGATTTCTCGATCGAGGTGGTGTTCGAAGGGAGGACTTATGGCGAGATTCAGCAGAAGAGGCACACGCTCCTGAATGCCATGCGCGTCGACCGCATTCCTCAACAGCCAATAGTCCTGCGGTATCAAGGCTTTGACGACAACGGAAGAGAAGCGACACAGCCAATCGACATTGTCTGCATTCCAAAGCCATCGCTTCAGGATACACCGCTCTTGCCGACCTACCAGCGGGCAACGTTGAACTTTACTATTCCTTCCGGGCTTCTGGAAGGAGCTTACCGAGAAGGAGTACGACTATGAGCATTGGAAGTTACAGCGCGAATTTTACCGCCAATTACATCGTAAAAAGAGATCAGGACGGGCGCTGGTGCTATTGGGACGACGTGGCACAAACTTTCGTATCGTTGCTTGATACTACCCTTCTGCCAACGAATTCAAACGTCTATCGCATGGCGAAAGCACCGGATGGCAGAGTTTACGTGGCTGGAAAATTGTATAACGTCGCCGCCGCGCCGGATTGGGGCGTAGCAAGGTTTACAACAGCCAACGTACTCGAGGGTGTGGCAAAGATTGATAACGCCGTGCATGGGGGATACTCAACATGGCAGTTATTGTTTACCTTAGAGGGCAAGCTTCTTACGGCTGGCGCTTTTGATTTTATCGGCACAAACGGTACGACAGCGGCTAAGAATATTGCACTACTGAGCGACTTGGACGCGGTATCCATCACGGTTGAGACACTTGGAACATGCCCGACCTCTTTAATTTACGTTATAACCGAAGACGCTTCCGGGAATATTTATGTTGGCGGTACAGCTTCGGATAACGTAAACCGCATCCAAAAATGGAATGGTTCAGCATGGAGTTCGTTATCCACCGGGTTGAATAACACGATCCGTGCATTAGCCATTGGTCCAGATGGGTACCTCTATATTGGCGGCTTATTTACGAATGCAGACGGTACTTATGGCGATTACCTCTGCTATTGGGATGGAACAGCATTTCACCGCATTGGTACAGTTGAACTTAACGGTGCTGTTTACTCTATTGCTTTCGACCACGCTGGGCGGTTGATTGCTGGTGGGGATTTTAACAACGCCAGTGGAATAAGTAATGCCAACTACATTGCACGCTGGAATGGGACGCAATGGGAAGCACTCGGCGATGGGCTGGATGATAGAGTCACACAGATTGTGATAGATGACAAGGATAGGATTTACGCGGCAGGCTATTTCACCAAAAGAGTGAAGGTGTTAGAAGGCGGGATATGGATTTCGCTGGACATCGACCTGCCATATGGCGTCGCGAATGACATTCTGGTTGCGGACGAGGAGCTTTACATTGCTGGCAATTTTGCAGGCGCAGCGACAAGCGGGGTGGTGAGTTACGTGGCAAGCGTCGAGGAAACTGCTGAGGCTGACCCGACAGAGGATCCAATAAATACGAACGATTGGAGTTCATAATGGCTGTTACCGAGAATAAACTGGCAGTAAATAGCAGCACAGCGAACGTATTCCCGACTATTACGGTGTATGGTCCGGGCACGCTGAGGCAGATCCGGAATCACTCGACCGGAAAGGCGATCTATTTCAAAGACTTGACTTTGCTGGTGGGTGAGGTGATCAAGATGAGCCTTGACCCGCTCAACTACTACATGATAAGCGATTGGACGGAGCGTGGCAACGTAATCCGTTATATCGATGTTGGCTCAAGCCCAGCGGAGTTTTACCTGTTTCCGGGCTCTAACAGCGTGCAAGTCTACATGACCGGCACAAATTCGGCATCAGCGGTTTACCTCGAATGGGTGCCGCTGTTCTGGGGGCTTGATGGAGCGGTGCTGAAATGAGTAATGCAACCTATTGGGTGGTGTGGCGCGATCATCTTGGCAATGGCAAGGGCATAATCCAATCCCCAAACCAGTTAGAATATGTGCGCGTTGAAAATGAGGTCGGCGTGTTGGTGATGACGTTCCCGCGTAAGGGCGTGCAATTCAGTCAGTTTGCGGTAGGCGACATCATGGAAGTCTGGCGAAATAAAAATAACATCACCGCGCTTCAAAACGAAATCAGCTACTTCCTGCAAAACTGGAAATTCTATACAGAGTCCGACGGGCGCGAGATGATAGAGCTTACCGCGCAGGACGCGAACTGGCTTCTCGGATCGGCGGTTGTGTCAGATTATTCTGGCAGCCCTTATGCCAGCATGACGAAAAAGGGCGATGACATGATGAAAGCCATCGTCCGCAGGCAATTATCGAGTGGCTACCAATGGAGCGCCGATCAGAACAAAATGACGGTGCAACTCGATCTCGGACAATGCTCGGAGGCGATCACAAAAGAGTTTGCATGGCGTAACGTGCTGGAAGTGCTGAAAGACATTGCTGAACAGGTACGGCAGAACGATGTCAGCGATTATCTGTGCTTCGACGTTGTTAGAACGGGCAACGCAAGTTTTGAGTTTCGCACGTTCCTGGGGCAGCGTGGCATCAATCATGGGCTGGGCTCGCCGGACGTGCGGTTGGTGGGTGTGCAATATGGAAACTTTGCCAACGCCAGCTTTTCGATTGAACATGCTGACGTGAGGAATTACATCTACGTTGCCGGACAAGGGCAGAATGACGCCCGGGAAATTGTAAAGGTAAGCGATGCCACTTCAATGACCGCTTCAAAGTGGAACAGGCGTGAGTTGCTGGTTGACGCGCGCGATCTCGAAACGATCCCGGCGTTGACAGCCGACGGAAACGCGGCACTCACGAAGAACAGAACCAAGCGCATTCTGGAAGGAACGCTGATTGACACACCCGGAATGACGTATGGCATCCACTATGGCTTTGGCGACATCGTGTCCGCAGAGGCGTTCGGCTTTCAAGTGAACTGCCACATATCTTCGGTGCACGTCACCTACGACCAGGACAAGGGTGAACAGTTTGACGTGAGGTTGCGAGGTGAACTCTAATGGACGAATTCGAAGCAAGTGTTCTCAGTAAGATCGAGAGCCTCGCAAAAGAGGTAGAGAAGCTCAAACAGTGGGAACGCCCGAAGCAGAGCGAAACGGATACCAGCGCGCTCGTTGGCAGGCTTTCAGAGCTCGAACGCCGAATGAACGCACTCTCGGCGCTGGAAGGTAAGCTTGGAAGTTGGAACACCGGCAATCCTATGATCGATCAACTATTGAGAGTAGAGCAGACGGTTGAACGTATGAAGGTACAACAAGGTTTCAGCAAGACGCTTGCGGACACCTACTACCTCGGTAAAACCGCAAAAGCCGCTGACAGCGATAAGTTAGATGGGGTTGATAGCACAGGTTTTGTGAACACTACTGAGGCACAGTCCATAGCTGGCATAAAGACATTTTCCTCAATCCCTGTTCTGCCAGCGAGCAACCCCACAACAGACAACCAGGCAGCAAGAAAAGCTTATGTGG